CACCACCTTCAGCATAACCCGTGACAGACCCTCCCTTAGCCATCCTCTGAGCATACTTATCCGTCACAGCGTTGTACTTCATCATCAACGCTGGTGAGCTATTAAGAAAGTCATCAAAGCCCTGCATAGGGCCGTCGTAGCCCATCTTACGAGCCAGTATTTCACGCTGCTTAGAGGTAAAGGATGTTTTCATATTCTTCCTATTAAATGTCGCTCAAGAACAAAGCCTTCTCAGCTTCTCTGCGCCTGACTAGGCCAGGCAACACTTTGCCGCCACCTTTAGTCCAAGCCATAAAGCTGTCTGCTGCTTTCTCCCAATCCTGTCTGTTGATAGCCATACGAATGCTAGAGCGTTGAAAATTACCTAGCCCAGCATTAAAGGCAAAAGAGACACAAGCGTCGAATGCTCCTTGACGACCAGCAAGGATAGGAGCAAGACGAAGTACACCTCGCTCAAATAATTCAATGTCTTTCTCAAAAAGCTCGTTAATTTCATCTTTGCTCCACACTCTGTTATCCTTTTTCTTAAGAGGATATTCCTTGCGAATTATGCCAGAGTAGTTGTCATTTCTGATAACAGGGAGCTTAATCTGTTCTTGATAGAGAACATGACCATACCCAATAGTCCAAACGTGAGCAGGACAAAGATAGGGCTTTGACATGCACCCTTCAAAGCGATGCATCAAATCAAGACATTTCTTGCTTGTCTTCATTTCTTAGAGAAGGCTTGTGTACCAAACCAGAAGGCAATGATGGAAGACAGAATGATCATCTCATCTTCAGTGAATGCTTGGCTAGCGACAGTGATGAAATCTAAGCCCTCAGACCAGCCCCACCAAATAATGGCAAAGTTGATGATGACAAGCTCAAGAACAAAGATGAGGGTGACAACAGGTCTGATGCTGGCTCTTAAGTTTGTTACCCACAAACTAGCTCCTTTGCCAACAGCGATGTCGTGGGCCAGCAAAGCCTTTTGATGATCTACCGTAGCTTCTTGCTGTCGAATGCTCGCATCAACCTGCATTTGATCTGTTCTGATTTCTTCGACGCGGGCTTGAGCAGCAAAGCCTTTCTCCATCAATTGAAGCTCTTTGTCGTTCTGCATACGAGCTAAAGCAAGCTCATGCTTCTTATCCTCTCTGTCTTGAAAGAAGTCAAGCAGCTTAGGTAAGCCTCCCATTAAGAAAGACAACACAGTTGATAACAGGCTCATCATAATTCGTTTCCTTTCAAATGAGTGAGAATGAAGTCTGAGATGACGTAGATGAGGTAGGAACAAAAGATGATGACAGACACCATAAACGTATTTAAAGCCATCTGTTTGCGTTTTTCTGCTTGAAGATGTTCTTGACGTTTACGTCTTGTTTCAATCTTCCTACGCTCCTCTATCATCTCTCTGTAGGCACCTTGTCCGTACCTATAAAGTATCATTGTCCTAAGCTCGCTCTCTTGCTCTTCAATCTTCTTACGTCGCATCAATGCTTCCAAGGCTTCCTGTTCAACAGAGCCTTTATGAAGCAGCTTCTTAAACACAGAAGGATTGTTGGCTTCTTCTTCAGCTTTCTTTACCTCAGCACAAGCACCAAACCATTGCCCAAGCTGGGAAGCCATTCCTTCAATTTCTTGTCCTAGTTCAATGCCTCTTTTGATGGCGTTGTAGGCAGCAGTGGCAGCAGCAAAGGCGCTAACAGGATCTATCACGATGTTAGGTCTTTATAGATGGTGTAGAGTTTGTGTCCAATCATCAACACTGTGTAGATAAGGGTTGCCCATAGCAACAATTCTGACACCTGGTAACCAGCCAATGTAGCTAATGACACCGTTGCTGGTGGAGCAGCCTTAGCAATAAGGACAGCACCAGACTCTGCTGCTTGTTGTGAAGACGACATAAACACTACCTTCTATCATTGATGCTATATTCAACCGTAAAGGATTGAATGACATAGGGTGGGATGTTAGTGTTGGAGACAAACTTCAACGACATTGATTCACCATTACCAATCAGCAGCGTCTCATAAGAAGGGCTTGTGGTGTCGCCATAAGTCGATGATGTTGTTCCCAAGACAACACTGGGTGGCTGAATAACGTCGCTCTTGTTGTAGTTGAGTAGAGTGTCAACAGTGGTGGTGACGTTTCCTTCAGGCTCAACAGTGAGAGTGAGCTTGAGGAAGTTCTTACGCATCTTCGGATCGTTGAAGGTGTAATAGGGAGTGGAGTAGGTGGCGGTGATGTTGGTGCCGTCAAAGGTGTTGCCGCTGTCCATTACGTAGATGTAAGTAGGACCAACACCACCTGGTGTATTCAAGAACAACACTTTGTTTTCTTTTTTCCAGAAATCCAACGACCAAGGCTTGATTCCTTTTAACATAGACCATTGAATTTCTGAAGGATCTAACCCCACCTGTGATCCTGCAATAGCAGTTGTGTTAGCTGCTGTTGTTCCATAGTTGTACTTGAACAATCTATATTGACCTTTGCCGGGAAGGAAAGCGCTAATGTAGATGTTCGTACCACTAACAGAAGGAGCCAATAACGTATTAACCTCTGTCTTGATGGTGTTGGAGGCAACACTAATGCCCAATCCGCTTTGTTGATCACTATCAGAAAGACGAGCTATACCTGTATCAGACAGGTACATGATGTCTCCATTGATTTCTTGAATGGAAAGACCATCAAGACAGCCTGTGTTTTCTGTTACAGGACTCAGAGCAAAACTATCAGCACTAGAGCCAGTAAGCCTGAAGATGTTATATCTACAAAAGATGATGAGACTATCTCTTAAGGCCAACAAACCTACAACAGTTCCCGGAATAGAAATCTCACCAGCACCATTGGCAACGGTGTAATCAAACTCATCAAAGGGGGCAGAGAAGTAAACACTGCTGTTAGAGGCCCAGAACATATGGTTTCTGTAATAAGCCGCCGCAAACAAATCGTTACTGTCCAGTACAACTAAGTTGTACAAAGAAGTGATAGGCTCATAACTGCCCTCTGACAATATCAAAGGATACTTTCCAGCAGCAGGTAAAGCAATGTATTCTGTAGAGCCTTTTGCATATTTTGCAGGAATGATGCCAGACCCACTAAGCATTTCTCTAGGTCTTCTTAGCCATTTAATAAGTGTATTATCAGATGGGCTAGAAGGCAGTGCTGGATAAATAGTCAGCGTAGCTGTACCAGCAGTGGCGTCATAAATACTAACACCATCAACTGCAAAAGTGTCTCCAAAAGGAGAGGAGCTTGTTCCAATCCAGAACGTGTCGCCACCTAATGGTCTATGCTTTAAGTCTTTAACGAGTAGGGTAGTTCCTGTCTGCCCGCCACCATTCACCCTAGAAAAAAACAAAGAACCGGCTTTGTGGCTCCCAAGAGACAATAGAAGAGGTTCAGCAATGTTTCTATTGATGTTCCCGTATTCATTGACTGTGATAGGGTATTCACCCAATGTAGTCAATAAAACTACGTTGTCCAACGACATAGCCTGTTTTAGGAATATTTGCTGTCTTTCAGAAATATTACCAGTTAATGCAGGCGTAAATGCAATTGTTGCATGTACTTCAAAAGGACTACTAGGATCATCTACTATAGATGTAATAGTGTACGTCGTTGGTGATCCTGTAAACGTAAATGTCTGTGTACCTGCTCCGTTAAAATCAGCTAATAAATACCAACCAGCAACATCAATAGAGGTTGCACCAGAGGTATACGCCTGTCTTGCCCATACAACAGGCAAAGCCGAAATAGGGTTTTCACTCCATTTAGCATACCCATTTATACGTCTATACCCACCTTCAACAGACGGCTCAAAGTTCTCAAGCTCTCTAGCGCTTCCAGGAAATTGATTGCTCTGTGCCAACTGAGGCAGGTTCGTCACCAACCCACCAGAGCACGCTACAGGAAAACTCTCAATTCTGTCCATATCAGCCGAGCCTCGGACCAGCAATGAAGAACGGGCCTGTAGCTACATAGGTCGATGTCAGATATTCATACTTGTTGATGAGAACAGTTCTCATTCTCTTGATGCCCTCATCAAACTTAGTCTTTGACAACGTAGCAGCTTGTTCATTCCCTCTGAACATATATGAGTGATACATAGCACCGTCTAAGACGACATGCTTATATCTCTCAGGAATAAAGGGAACATCGTCAAACTTCTCCAGATCAACAGGAATACGATAGTATTCGTAGACGAGTTTGTACGCTTCCTTTGGTGGAGGTACGACGATGTATTCTTGTGACGGAGCGTTGCAGACTCTGCTGGGAACATTTCTGATGCTGGTGTCAGAAGAATATTCTTGGTCTACATAGTGCTTCAGATAGTCATCATATGTCAGCACTTCCAGCTTCGTTGTCTTGTTGCCAAAGGTGCTGTCTTCTTTGACTCTGAAGCTATCAAAGTCAAGAGAGCCAGCATCGATAGGAAAAGCATATCTGCTTGTACCAGCCGTCAACGTCTCTTCTGTGCTGACATGATTGAAAGGCCATTCAAAATGGCTTTGGTTGATGTCACGCAGAGAAGCATTGATGGCATCTTTGCATTGAGCATACCAACCCTTAGCCGTAGCAAAAGTCGCTGAAGTGAGTTCAACCTCATTCAGCTTTCTGTTGACAGCGTTGACAAGTTCAAGGTAGTTGTATGCCATTAATTTTCCTTGATGTTGAGCTTGATGACACGCTCAGCAATAGATCCACTACTGTCGGTGATACGACAATAGATTTTGTATTCTTTGTTCACTGTGCCTAAGCCAAGGTTGATGGTGGCAACAGTGGTTGTAGCTGTCTGTGACACGTTCTGAAGACCGTTGACAACATCAGTAGCATTGAAGGCTGTCTTGACACCAGAGGCGTTGTCAACGAACCAGGCTACAGTAGAAATAGTGACACCCGTGCCAAGCCATCTAGACCAGTCTACGCTGTAGTCCAAGATTTCATCAGGGTCTTTGTTGGGCCATTTATACGACATAGGATTTCCTTAGCCTGGTGTTATAAAAGTAAACACTACTTTTGTCAACTTAAGCCTACATAGGCTCTTCGTTCACTAGAAGATGTTGTTCTATCGGAGGTGACATAAACAATGCGTTGTTGAGCATCAACAGACACTCTTCTTGTGTCTCTACCGTCAACATACACTTTTCTTGTTTGACCATCAATGTAGGTCTTTCTTTCATCTTTAGAGCCTACATAGACAGTGCGTAGTCTTTCATACAGCTCTTTAACAGCTTCATAGTCAAAGGAGGTGTTGACTACTGCTTCATTACCCAACGCTGTAGTGCCTACAACACCAGCAGCAAACGCCTGAGCCTTGGCAATGACAATGACGGTTTGAACGAATGCTGCAGCGCTTACACCTACAACATCAAAGCTGGCGTTGGTGATGAAGTCTACATTGCCTACAGCGCCTGTAGCGCTTACACCAACAGCACTAACATTGGCTGTTGTATCTACTGTCTCATCACCTAAGGACGTTGTAGCGCTAACACCTGTTGTCGTTGCTGTGATGGCAATGGACGCAACAGCAGTGCCTAAGGAGATGGTAGCGCTAACACCAGTGACGCTGATGTTGGCATTGGTGCTGTGGTCTACGTCTCCAATGCTTCCGTTGAGGATGTTGCCATTGGGATAGGCA